AAGGAGATAGAAGCGCTTTGTACGTGTGGCGCTTTGTTGACATTCAATGAATCTGGTAGCTGGACCTGCCCGGATTGTGGTAAGGACTGGACTGCTGTAATCAAAGCGAGGATAGAGAGTGAATAAGACTGATCATTTGTATAGGATTATTGGCGAACAGGCAGAAGAGATTAGGGCATTGAAGGTGGGTTATAAGCAATCAATCGATAATGGTATGAGGCTTTACTTTGAGCGGGACGATGCCCGAGATTGGGCTAGGTACTATAAAGCGCTCTCTGCGGCCTATAGACCAATCTATACAATCACTTGACATAATCGCTAAAGTATGGTATAATATAGCATACCACTATAGCGGGGGGATTTTGTATGCCAGCAGATTGGGAACAGAAGATTGCAGATCTTCTAAGGAAATCTGGTGTAATGACACCAGAGAAGTTAAATGCACAGCCCATGCCAACAGACGAACAAGGGGTTGTTACAGATGTTCGTAGTAATGCGGAGATTTGGCAAGAGAAAACAAACCAGTCAGGGTTTGCGGGAGCACAAAGTAATATAAGGGCAGGACTTGAGCCCCTTATTGAATTGTTATCTAACTCTCCCGGGGATATTGGTAAAGGAGTGATGAATTCACTCAGGGGAGTAATCGATAGTGCATCTTCTGGATTTGGCGGCACTAAGACTCAGAATTCTCCATTACCTGCTCCCCCTCAACCAAAACAAGACCAACTTAGGTTTGCACAGGAAGCCTCTCAGCCTGATAGAAATCAGATGCAGAGCAGATATATGAATGATGCAAATGCACGTTCTCAAATAGCACGACAGGTTATGCGGGAACAGGAGTTAGATGGGCCGTTTAACCGAAAGTCTTCTCCTCCACCCCAACCATCACCACAAATACCAGCACCTAGATCGATTCCGGGGCCTATGAGAGAAGATCCATTTGTGGCAAAACCACAACGACAGACTCAAAGGAGCAATACTGCTCCTGCGTGGGCACAGCAATTTCTAAATGCGGGACCTCGAAGAGGGGGGCCGCAGGAATTTTAATTGAGAAGTTTCAGTGAATGGGTAGCTGACCCAGAGAAGGGGTTTCATATCCGAGAGGATTGGGACGTCCTTGACGGTTGGGCAGGGGAAGGCAAGTTAGAACTCTTCCCCATACAAAAGCGAATATGGGACCATTGTTTAACCGCCGATGAAAACGGGAAATTTCCATATACAACGATTGTGTACTCTACCATTAAGAAGTCAGGGAAAACTACCTTGGCTGGTGCAGTGGGCGCTTGGTACCTCGAGGAAGGACCGCCTAACACAGAAATCTATGCGTTGGCAAATGACCTTGAACAGGCGCAGTCCAGAGTATATGACGATATCGCATACCATGTGGCTAAGAAGGGTGGACGGACACAGAAGTTTGTCATCCCTGCGGAGAATGGCAGTTTCATTAAGGCCCTAGCAAGTGAATACAGATCCGTGGCAGGAGGTCGGCAGGGGCTGACCCTCTGGGACGAACTCTGGGGATATACCTCAGATCGGAGCCGCTTGCTGTGGGCAGAAATGACTCCACCACCCACGGTTCGGAATCCATTGCGTGTAATCGTTACATATGCGGGTTTCGAGGGGGAGTCGGAATTACTTTGGCAACTCTATGAGGATAACTTCCTTCATGGGGATGATATACCGGAATTGTCTGATCTTGTAGACGATGCCGGGGAAACAGTCTGTCGCAGTAAAGGGCGAGTGTTCATGTACTGGGATACAGTACCCAGAATGCCATGGCAGACTATGGATTACTATGAAGAGCAGATGGCCACTCTTCGACCTACTGACTTCTTACGGCTACATCGTAATCAGTGGGTAACAACTAAGGAAGAATTCATTCCTATTAAGTTCTGGGATGAAGCGGCAACGAAGATGGATGCCCCGCTTATTTATATGAGGGAACATCCGGCTTTTGGGTTGCCAATCTCTGTGGGAGTAGACGCAGGCATTAAGAATGACTGTACTGCTGTTGTAGGGACTTATTTTGATTATACCAAGGGGGAAGTTGGAATGGCTTTCCATCGCATTTGGACTCCTCCCGTAGACGAACCATTTGATCTGACAGTTATTGAGGAATACATCAAGGAAATGGCTCGGATTGTTCCGATCTGCTCCGTAGTGTATGACCCAACTCAATTACATCAGGCAATGACGAATCTGTCGAAGGCTGGATTCACTACCATTTCTTATACCCAGTCTGTGGATAACATGACAAAGGCTACCCAGAACCTATACGATCTTCTAAAGAACGGGAACTTTGCTACTTATCCTGCTGACGACATGAGACAGCATCTCAGGTTTGCGGCGGCAGAAGTCAAAGGAAGGGGGTATCGTCTGGTAAAACCAACGAAATCAGGTCGGCACAAGATCGATGGTGCAATTGCTTTGGCAATGGCCGCATACGACTCTGTGATGCGAGGGGGAGTGGATACTACAAAGGTTATTAGAGTAGAGTCTCCCTTTGGTGATGTTTCGGAGTTTCCAAGTGTCGATTCAGTGAAGGAGGAGATGGAGGCGTTGCTTCCACCAGAGTTGAGGGACTAATATGGCATTACCAGCAATAGGAGATGATTCACTTCTTGAGGTCTTGAATGACTTTATGAAGTCGAAGACTGAAACGAGAGACCTTCACGACAATGTTAAAAACTGGCGGGAATGGTATAATTTTCAACATTACCAGAACAGGGGAGAGAAGAAACCCTTTGAAGAGCGTTTTAATGACCCTACTCCTACTAATGTGGTAGATCTGGCGGTGGGTATTATCTTAGCCCATCCCATGGAAATTTCTGCACAGGGATTGTCTCCATCGCTTGTTGAGCAGGAGAATACCAGTAAGATTGAAAAGTACCTGAATGGTACAATTGCAGTAAATTCCGAAAGAGAAGAATACGAAATAATTTATGAATCCACCATGCACACAACTCGTGATGGTGTTGCTGTTATTTTCAGTGCGTGGGATCCGATATTGGAAGAAGAGTTTAAGACGGAACCTAGACCTGTTCCAGATAAGAACTCTCCACAGGGTTTTAAACTTGTTCCTCACCTTAGCGAAACTCCAGTTCGACTTCAAGTAATTGACCCCCTTAAGGTAACATGGATTAAGGGCGGGCCTCGAAGATGGGAACAGGTATTTCGGGCAGAAGAGAAATCAGTTTTCGATGTAGAGAACTTGTATGGTGTACGGTTAAGTAATTACGCTCATCTAGATGAAAGACAGAAGAAGGAACAGAAGGGGCAGTTAATTGATCACTGGCGCTGGACCAAGAAGGAACAGCCGATTAGTGGTCCAGACGGACAGCAGGTAGTTGCCGCAAATATCCAACAGACACAATCTAGCTGGGTTGTACAGAGAGCATTGCTCTTTGATAATGAGTTTGTGTGGCAATTGCGGGATACCCCTTACGATGACTTGCCGTACTCTATGGGATTCTACAAACCGCTTGATAGAGACAAGTCGAAGGGATGGACAGCAGGTGCTATTCAGCCTTTACAGACCACGGTAGTTTCTCTCGAGAATGCAATCAACCGAAGAGCACGACAGATTACACTTTTGTCCAGTTTGCCCATTATCAGTAAGGCAATGGCAGGACGAAACATTACTATAGATAAAGCCCTAGGGACACATGTTCCCCTTCAACCGGACGAAGACTTGGCGTTTCCGAAATGGCCGGGGAATCCCCCAGACGTAGCGGATCACATTGATTTCCTCCGAGGGCGTCTGCAGGCTTCTGGATTTGCGGAGTCTGCATTTGGAGACGGAGCCTCAGCGGTTTCCGGTTATTCTATTTCTCAGCAAACAGACCAGAATAGAATTAGGCTAGAACAGCCAGTTCGTCACTTAGAGTTCATGTGGGCAAGTATCTTTAAGAAGATAATGCGTATGACCTCCAAGTTTGGTCCAGATACTAGTATTCAGGTTTACGGGACGATGAGAGGCAAGGAGTTTGCAGAATCGATTATAGCCAAAGATTTCAAGGACTATATGATTACTGTAAAGTTCAAGCCCGAGTTCCCGGGAGAACAACAGCGGAAGGTTGCTATGGCGGTGCAAAGCCAGCCATTCCTCTCTTTGAGCACAATTTTAGAGCGGTACTATGACATTCAGCAACCAGACGATGAAATGGACAAGCGCATAATGGATATGGCTCGGCAGGACCCGATGATTATCAAGTATGCAGTTATGAAGAATTTACAGGAATTAGCGGAATCAGGGGATGAAGTTGCTCAAATGGTACTTGACCAAGCAAAACAGTCTCCAATTCAGGGTAGTATGGCGGGAGACATAGCAGGAGAGAAACCAATAAATACTCCGGGTATGCAGAGCGCTGATGGCACGGCCACACCACAGGCAGAAGGTGGAGAGCCTGCGGGACAAGGGGAATCGGCATTCCTTGAGCAACTTAAGAATGCGGCACCTCAGTTGAATGGATAATGGCAAAGAAGGGACTGGACATAGATCGTATTGTAAAGATTACAGGCGAAGCTCTGCATAAAACCTCGAAAGTTACGTCTGGAACAGACAAGTCAGACAAGGGACTTCGTATGTATAACCAACTAAAACCAGAACAGTTTGCGGCTCTTACTGACAAGTTTGGATCTAAGGTTGTTCAGGATTATATAAAGGAGCATGAGTTTAAACGCATGGGGGTGGACTAATGCCAATGGATAGTATGTTGTCTGGGCTAGGAGGGGGATCAACTGGTTCTTCTACTAGCAATGCAGATTATATGTGGGATACCTATGGAGAGGGTCCCGGTGCTCCTCCAGACGATGGTTGGATATATGGAACTAATACAGACGAGGGTGATTTAAATTGGCCTCTCTTGGGGGAAGAAGGCGCAGGTGGTGGTGCCTTTGGTATGGACGAAGATCAGTTTTTATATGAATCAGACGGCGGTGGTGCGTTTGGTATGGACGAAACTTCCTATCCCGGCTTCTATGACACAACCGGAGGCGGCGGCGGTGGCGGAGGAGGCGGTGGCGGAGGAGGCGGTGGCGGTGGTGGAAATACGTCAATAGACTGGGTCTTGGATGAATTTAATCAGGACGACTGGGCCGACGCTCCAAGTTGGTTCCGTCCAATGACAATCACTGATGAATCTCAATTTAATGATCCTCGAGTGTCCTTTACTCTTATGGCCAATTCAATGATTGGCAGTGGTGGTATTTCTGAGGAAGATTCGAGAAGTCTTGCAAAGCAATTGTATGGCATGTGGGGTGGGCAGACTGCGGATAACCCTTGGGATATCTACAGCGATAAGTTTGATGAACAGACGACTCCTTTCACTCCAAGTGCTGATCAATTCAAAGAAGGAGTAGATCCTTATGATGTAGAGCGATTGCCTATTTATGCCAATGTGCCGCAGACTGCAGATCAGGCGGCAATGGGATTTACAGCGAATACGACTATCGATGAGAAGGAATTATATTCTGGAAGTCGTGGTACGGACATTGTTAATGCGCTAAGTAATGCTCGAGAGCTTACAGTGGGCGGGAACGTGGACGAGCTTGGTCCGGGCTATCAGTATCTTCAAAACTTGGCGGGGGAAAGCAGGGCTCATGCCGGGGAAGATAATTTCATGACAAGAGCAGAACGTCAGTCTTACCGTGGTGCTATGGATCCTTTGCTTGCTCAATCACAAGAAGGTGGAGCACTTGGTTCGTATGGAGAACTTGCCAGAATGATTGGTAATCCGTTCTTCACCAATATGCCAACAGGTCAGACCCGTCTTCCTGATGGGACATTCTTGGAAGGCGAGAGAAATCCGAGTTTAAGTTTCTAGGAGAAAACATGAAGAAGTTCGAAATATTTGTTACGAAGGTCCCTCTTCGGGATAATCGCACGGCTACGGAGATGTTGAATGAGAAGACCAGTGAAGGGTTTGGGGTCATCTTTGCAACAGCTTCTGGCAGTGACTTGGTTGTCCTTATGCAGAGGGAAACAGAATTGCTTGGTAAGGTAGCAGAGAAGAAGAAGGAAGCCAAGAAGAAGGTAGCGAAGAAGAAGGAAGCAGAGATAGAAGTACCGGAAGCAGTACCAAGTGAGGACGTCAAAGAGGTAGAATAGTGCCAGATTATAGTGGCGGGCATGGCTGGTACGATAGCGAAGGGAAATTTCATCGTACTGAAACTCTAGAACAAGCACAAAATCAATGGCTCGGTGCAGGCTCTCGTGGTCTTAGTGGCCACGATAGCACTATTGGGCGTGGTTCTCAGGTAAATTGGGATTCTGATGATTTTCAGTCTGAAGTACAGAATTTAGTTGCACCGAAGACTCCAGATGCTCCTGATTGGAGAGAGCAGTTTATAGGAAGTAGGACGGAGAATACTGCTCCGGACTGGGCGCAAGAATTTGTTAATCCCGCACCCGCTACTCAAAGGCGGGATGGTGGTGGTCTTCCTATCTATCGATATACCGAAACCACAGAAGAAGCGAGAAATAGGCTTTCCGAAGGTAGACCCGGATCATTTGTGAGTCGGGAAAACATAGAACTTGGTAGGAAACACACAAGTACGTCTGAAATGTATGATGG